AACGTCCTATATGTTACAATTCTAGCAGCGCTTGGACTCAAAGGCGTAGATAAGTTTAAGAAAAAATAATGTGGTGCAAAGACGACGTAACAACTGAAGAGCAGGCTAAGAAGAACCATGACTGTAGCAATGGAAAGAATTTTAGCTTGGAAGTTACTTCCCCGGATAATGATGATTATGATGTCAATATCCGCTTGGCGGGTAGTGGAGTGGTTTATGACCCTTCCTAGCCCAACGATTGAACAGTCTGCACTGGTTAGTGTAGTAACAGGAGCCATGACCGGCGCGTTTGCTGTATGGCTAGGCCACGAGAAATAGGACATTTATTATGACAGGTGCCGGCGGCAGACCAAGAATCCAGCAGATGGCGGATGACTTAGGTATTTCATA